CCTTTTACCCCTGGTTAAGGAAAAATGACCTGTTTTAGTTTTACCCCTGGTTAAAAAAACGAGATATACTACAAAAAAAAAGGAGGTAAATATGGAAATATTTTATTTAGTAAATTTATTAATTGCATTACTTTTAATGATAAATTAAGGAGGTATTATGAAGTTAAAACTAGGTGAAGTATTATGTAATGAATGTCATGGAATAGGTAATTGGAAGAAATTTTATGATGATATTGATAAATATGAAAGAATTTATATAAATTGTAAGAAATGTGGAGGTGCTGGAAAACTTGATTGGGTTGAAAATGTAGTTGGGAAGAGAGATACAAATATAAGAGTTGATATGTTATATGGATATGCTAACATTCAAAAATGACGGATGTAAAAGCAGAGCATTATATTTCAAACACTCTGCTTTTACAAGGAGGTATTGCATTATGACAACCTGTTACAAGTTGTATAATCAATAGATTAAAAAAGAATCTAGTTCAATCCAGTCTAAATTCCTCATCCATTTCAAATATATGTTCATGAAACAATTTGATATTAGAGGTTATTTTTAGGCATTTCTCTTAATATTTTACTTAATAAATAAACAACATCTCTCTTCCATATAAAATTAAAATGATCAGGATTATTCAAATATACATCATATCTATATTCAATATCTGCATTAGCATCAACAGTAGAACTCTTTCTCTGATGTCCTAAAATATAAGTATTCTTTATATTAGAAACCCGGGCTCCACATCCACAAGCACATCGCTTAGTTATTCTATCATCCGTCATTATTCACTATTCCTTTTTAAAGAATCTTTAAACCTCTTTCTACCAGCTTTATAATTAGTTTGAAATGTCTTACATCTATCACAATCATTATTATGCAACTCATACATACTTATAGATTTCTTTTCCTTAACATCTTCTCTATTTTGACATTCTTTTCCAATTTCAATCATTCTTTTTATTCTATCTTTAGTATATGAAGTTTTCATAGAAGGACCAACAAAATTAGCATGATTAGGACAATCAGCTGCTCTTTTACTACAACATTGTCTACCTTTACTTATAATATACTTAGCAACCTCATCACAATAATAACATTTAACAGTTCCATCCTTAACAGCTTGTTTTAACTTATTCAAAGGTGTATTTTTATGTTTTTCATACATAGCTTTACTTTTAGTAGCTCTTACAGTTGGACATGATTGAGCAGATTTAGAGCAACACCAATGTCCATTTTGAAATAGATATTTAGCTTCTCTTCCACAATTATAACATTTTTTCATATTATATCTCCTTTTATAATATGTTCTAAATATTTAAGATGTTATCTTATAAAAAATCTATGTCCAGTGGGAGCAAACCGTATTAAGTATTATCTATATGTATTTATCTTATTTATATACTAGTTATACTAGGATTTTTAGAACATATATAAAAGTAACATAAACTATATTATGGGTGGTAAATTATGAGTCATAAAGATCCTAGTAATACGGAAGAAAATGGGGTAAGTATTAATAATCAAAAAATTTTAAGATCTCCAGATGGTAAGTTTTTAAAAGGTACACCTCCACCAAATCCATCAGGTAGACCAAAAGATTCTGGGTTTAAGGCTAGATTAAATGAATTAGTTGGGGATGATAGTAGAGAACTTGCTTTAAAGTTAACAGAAATATGTTTTTATAATCAAAAAGAATGTAATGATAGATTTCCTAGATTTAAACCAGCAGATCAATTAAAAGCATTAGAATTAATATTGAAGTATAAAGAGCAATTACCAATTCAAAAACAAGAGACTACTATTATAACTGAAGAAGATACTAAATGGAAACTTGAAGTAACACATGTAGATAAAAATAAAGACAAAGAGGATTCTAAATAAATGTCTATAAAAATGACTCTACCTGGTAAGATGTATCCTCTAATGACTAAGAAACAAAGATTTTTAGTATTCTTAGGAGGACGTGGTGCTGCAAAGTCTATGAGTATTATAGATGTTCTTATATATAGAGTTGCTACTGAAGGTATTAAAGTATTATGTTTAAGAATGCACATGAATTCAATAGCTGACAGTGTACATAGTTTAATCTCAGATGAAATAACAAGAATGAATGTACCCGGTTTTACAGTAAACAATCATACTATTACACATGAAAATGGTGGAACCTTTAGATTCAGAGGTTTAGCAACCAATATTGAAGGATTAAAGTCATATTCAGGGTTTAATGTATTTTTTGTTGAAGAAGCTAGTACTATTTTAAAGAAAGCTTTAAGTATAATGACTCCAACATTAAGAACAGAGAACTCTCAAATTATATTTGCTTTGAATCCTGATAGTAAGACTGATGCAATGAGTGTAAGGTTCATAAATCCTTTCATAAAAGAATTAAGAAAAAATAAATTATATGAAGATAAACAACATTATATATCTTGGATAAATTATTATGACAACCCATTTTTTCCAGATGTATTAAATGAGGAACGTAAATTAGATAAAACGAGATTATCATCTATAGAATATAATCATATTTGGTTAGGTGAGTTCTATGATACCGTAGAGAACTCTATTATCAAACAAGAGTGGGCTGAAGCTTGTATAGATGCACATATAAAACTTGGCTTTGAAGGAACTAATTATAAAATAGTAGGACATGATCCAGCAGATAGTGGAAAAGATGCAATAGCTTTAGTTATGAGGAATGGTAGTATAATTGAAGAAGCGATATTAAGCGATTTAAAGGATGTAAACGAGGGTTTAGATTGGGCTTTGGATTATAGTATCAACAATCAAGCAGACTTATTTGTGTGGGATTCTGACGGTATGGGAGTATCTTTAAAGCGTCAGGTTAAAAATGGATTAGAAGGTGAGAATATAGATTATGTTCCTTTCCATGGTGGTGGTAAAGTTGAAAATCCAAATTATCCATATGAAGATTCAGGAACCTTTATAACCAATAAAGATAAACAAAGATCTAATAAACAAGTATTTAGGAATTTGAGAGCTCAAAAATATTGGGATTTACGTACAAGGGTTTATAATACATATTTAGCAATAACAAAACCTGAGTATAAAAATCAAGATTCTAATAATTTAATAAGCTTTTCATCTAAAATAACCAATTTAGACCAATTAATAATAGAAATTTGTAAGATACCAAGAATATATAATTCAAATGGTATGATACAAATTATGGACAAAAAACGTATGTTCCAGTTATATCAAATAGAATCACCTAATTTAGCTGACTCTTTAATGATGTCTCTTGTGATACCTGAGATAAAAGAAGTTGATGAAGAAGAATTAATTTTTTCAAATCCATGGGGTTAAAATAAAAATACCAAAAAATATATTATAGGAGACAAAATAATGTATAAAGACGTTATAAAAGATTTAGAAGTTGCTCAAGAAACTGAAATGGATAATAGAGATCTAGTTGTTGAAGCAGATAGATTTGTAAACATTCGAGGAGCACAATGGGAGCAAAATATTATCACAGCTTGGGACGGCAGACCTAGATATTCATTTGACATGTGTTCTCCTGTTATAGATTCAATTATGTCTGATATGGAAGAATCTTCTTTTGGTATTGATATTTTACCAACAGGTGGAAAATCATCTAAAGAAATAGCTGAGAAATATGAAGGTTTGATTAGAAACATTGAAAACATTTCAGGAGCAAGGTTTATTTATAATAATGCTGCAAGAGTAATGTGTAGTAGTGGTCTTGGAGGATGGCGTATAAAACAAGCATATAGAGACTCAGATTCTTTTCAACAGGATTTAATAATTGATTCTATTTCAAATTTTGCTCAGAGAGTGTGGTTTGATGCTGGAGCTATTAAACAAACCATGGAAGATGCAAATGATTGCTGGGTTCTAACTGAATTATCTATGGATAAATATAATGAAGAATTTCCAGAAGGTTCTAAAGCAAGTGTTGGACAAGCAATGAGAGATGAAATACTATACAATAAAAAAGATGGTGTTGTTATTGGTGAATGGTTACATAAAAAAGAATATATGAAAGAGTTAGCATTATTATCTAATAATCAAATAGTTGTAGTGGATGAGAATTTCAATACAGTTAGAGATGAAATGTTTGCTAAAGGTGTAACTGTAGTACAAACTAGAAAAAGAAAATCATATAAAGTATATCAAAGATTGTTTGATGGTCATGATTTCCTTAGTGATGATATGGAAACTGTATTTGAATTTATTCCGGTAATCCCAACATTTGGTAATTATACTATCATGGAAAATAAAATTATATATTATGGTATAATTGAGAAATTAATGGATCCACAAAGAGTATTGAATTATGCTGAATCTAAAAAAATAGCTGAGTCTGCTTTAAAACCAATAGATAAAACATGGATGACAACAGAGCAAGCTAAAGGAAGTAATGTAATAAAAGACTTAGAAACTCAAAATACTAATAATAAACCAATTCAATTATATAAACATGTAGAAGGACATTTACCTCCATTCAAACCAACGGCAGTACAACCAGATTCTGTATTAATTGAAACTGCACAAACAGCTGGTCAATTTATAGATAAAGCTGCTAATTTATATGATGCTAGTAAAGGAGCAGGTTTAGCAGGTCAATCAGGTGAGACAGTTAGGTTACTACAAAATAAAGGTTCTGCAGCTAATTATAAATATTTTAAATCAATGGAAGTTGCAATACAACACACTGCACGTATTTTAGTTAAAGCTATTCCAAAGGTTTATGATACTAAACAAGAGTTAAGAATTATAAATGAAGATGGTACAACTGAGAATTTTGTAGTAGGTGAACAAATCTTAGATGAACAAACAAAACAAATTGTAACAATTAATGATATATCAAAAGGTACATATGATGTAGTTGTTAAGTCAGGTCCTGCTTATTATACAAAACAACAAGATACTGTAAATAATATATTACAAGCAGCTGCTATAGATCCTACAATTGTTCAAGTTGGTGCAGATGTTTTATTAAATAATATTCCTTCTCCTGGTATGTCTAAAATTGCTGCTAGAAAAAGAAAGCAACTATTCAATGGTGGTTTTCTAACAAAAGATCAATTAACTGAAGAAGAACAAGCAGAAGTTGATGCATCTAAACAACAACAACCACAACCAGATCCAAATATGATAATAGCTGAAGCAGAACTTGTAAAAGCTCAAGCAGATACAGTAGAAGCTGAGAATTCAAGAATTGAATTAAAATTAAAAGCACACCAAGCAGATGTAAAAAATCAATTAGATTTAATGAAATTACAAAATGATAGAATGGAACTTCAAATAAGTGCAAAGAAAGCTGGTATGGATCTTGCTAAAACACAAGCTGAGACAGCTGGTATTAAATTAGATAATAAAGAAAAAATACTTGATATATTTACAAAAAGGAGATGATGAAGTTTTTAATACATAACTACAACAAATTTTTAGAACATATTATAAATATAATAGATAGGGAACGTTGCCCTTAATTAACGGAGAGGATTTTAAAAATGACTGAAGAAAAAACTGAGGAAATTGTAAACGAAGAAGAAGAAGATCAAGTTGAAGATGAGGAAGTAGTTGACGAGGAAATTGTAGAAGATGAAGACATTTCTGAAGATGAAGACATTTCTGAAGAAGATAAAAACAAAGTTGAAAAGAAAGAATTAACTAAACAAGATAAAATTGACTTTGCTTTTAGTAAGAAACAAAAACAATTACAAGAAGAAAGACAATTAAGACAACAAGCTGAGCAAAAAATACAACAGTATAAACAAGAATTACAAAGGTTTCAGACATCAGCAAGACCTGAGATCCCTGATATGCCTGATATGTTAGATCCTCAATATGAGAATAAATTAAGATTGAGAGAAGAAACTATTAAAGCTCAAGTATTATATGACCAAAAGATTCAATTTCAAAAGAATCAACAGGTTCAACATCAACAAAATGAGCAACAACAAAGAGCTACTGAATTAAAAACTAAAAGTCTTGCTTATGCAGATAGAAATAAAACATTTGGAATATCTGAAGAAGATGCAATTAAATATGAAACTTCAATTACTCCATTTATAACAAAAGAAAATGCATCTATAGCTGAATATATATTGGATCATGAACAAGGTCCATTGATAGTTAAATATCTATCTGAACATCCAATGGAGATGGACAAACTTATTAATATGAATTCAATGAATGCAGCAGTATATATTTCTAGTAGTTTAGCTGAAAAATCTAAACTATCTAAAGTAAAAGTTACAAAGACACCTGCACCAGGTAAAATACTTGATGGAAAAGGTGGAACAAGTAAAAATGCAGCTTTAGATGGTGCAACATTTGAATAAATAGTAAGATCATAGGAAGCGTTATCCTTTAATAACGAATAAAAGCAACGTAAGCTTATCAAATTACGAGTAAGACCATGTAGTAGAAGTATGTAGTAGAAGTATGTAGTAGAAGTATGTAGTACAATTAAACTTAAACTTAAAAATTAAAGGATAAAAATCATGGCTAACAACGTTAGTTCAAACTTTGCAAGAAAATTACTTGAACAATTCCTAGTAGATTTTGAAGCAAAAAGAGTATTAAGTAAAGCGGTAAACACACAGCTATTCGCTGGTAAATTAAATCCAAGTTCAGGCACTGTAATTGATGTTAAACGTCCTCATAGATATTTAGCAACTAGATCAGCAACTGGTGATCTTTCAAGTGCTACAAATGATATTATATCTGGTAAAGCATTTGCAACAGTCCAGAATTATATCAGTGTTAAAATAGACTATACAAATGCTGATGAAGCATTAAAATTAAATCAGTTAAATGAAATTACAGGTCCAGCTGCTGATGAATTAGTAACTACACTTGAAACTTCATTTGCTTCATTTATGTTAGCAAACTCTGGTTTAGCATGGGGTGCTCCTGATACTGCAGTTGATGCATGGTCAGATATAGCAGGTCCAATGGCATTAATGAGATCACTGGGTGTTGTTGGTGAATGTAATTATGTTATGAATCCTTATGTTGCAGCTGGATTAGCAGATGCACAAAATAGTCTTAATGGCGGAAAAGATAGTTTAGTTAATATGGCATGGGAAGAAGCTCAGATTTCAAATAGCTTCGCAGGATTAAAAGTATTTACTTCTGATGCTCTTGCTACATATACTAATGCTACTGCAGCTGATATGGTTGGTGCAACTTCTGCAGCTCCTACAGCAACATATGTAGCAGCTAAAGATACAATGACTCAATCTGTAGCAGTTACTGGTTTCACAGCTAGTATAACTGTTCCTGCAGGTGCTATTGTTGAATTTTCTGATACATATTATGTTAATCAGAAAACAAGATCTACATTTGTAGATGGTGCAGGTAATGCAGTTAAATTTAGAGCTACTGTAACTGCAGATGTTACTTTAGATGGTAGTGGTGAAGGTACTTTAGTTCTTTCAGCTCCAGCTATCTATGAATCAGGTGGACAATACAACACTACTGAAAGTGCTATCGCTAGTGGTGAAGTTATAACTATTCTTGGTACTTCAGCTACACAGTACCAACCAAATATGTTCTTCCATAAAGATAGTTTTACTATTACTACTGTGAAACTTCCTAAATTGTATTCAACTGATTCAACTGTTGTTACTAAAGATGGAATAGCTATTAGAGTTTCTAAATATTCTGATGGTGATAAAAATGAGCAAAGTATCAGATTTGATTTACTTCCTGCTTTTGGGTGCCTAAACCCATTAATGTCAGGGAAGGGATTTGGTGCTTAAGTAAAATATTAGACCCTTTGAATTATTAATTTAGTTCAAAGGGTCTTTTTTACATAAAAAATAGGAGATAATCTTATGTTTGGTAGAAAAGATCCGGTAGTCGTGGTTAGAAAAAAAATAGTTAAACCTCAATGGGTTTTAGAAGAGGAAGAAGCTAAAAGAGCTCAAAAAGCTAAAAGATCAGAAGCAGCTAAACTATCTTGGAAAAAAAGAAAAGAAGCAGATAAAAAAGCAGCTAAAGCAAAAAAAGATGCAGATAAAGCAGATAAAAAAGCAGCTAAAGCAAAAAAAGATGCAGCTGCTAAGAGAGCTAAAAATAAAGCTACTAAAAATGTAGTAAAGAAAATTCCTGCAGTTAAAAACACTTTAAGTGCTATTCAACAAAGACAAAAAATGTTAGATGAAGCAGCTTGGGAATAAAATAGGAGATATATAATGGCTACAGTAAAAGAAGTTGTTACTGATGCACTAGAAGAAATTCTAGCACAATCATCAGAAGAACCTATTGCAGCAGCTGATGGTCAAACTGGTATAAGATATCTAAATGATATGTTAACAATGTGGGAACTTTTAGGTGTTAATTTAGGATTTACTAAAGTTGAAAATATGGGTGATTATATTACAGTTGATGATGGTGCATTATTTGGAATTAAAAAACTATTAGCAATAAGTTTAGCACCTAAATTCAATGCAGAGGTTAGTCCACTATTATTAAGAGAAGCTAAACAAGGTTGGGAAGCAATTGAAGATTTAACATTTAATATAACTGCTATAGAATATCCATCTACATTACCAATTGGTTCAGGTAATAGTTTGGGATATGGTAATAATAGAAATATAAGTCAATACTATCCAGAATATGAAGAAGCTATTCTAACATAAGGATAAAAATATGCCAATTATACCTTTAGCAAATGGATTTTATGTTA